TCAATTCTCCATATGTATTAAAGGCGCATTGGTAAGGTTTGTCACGGATAAAGCAATCTGATCTGCCCTGATGCTCAAAGAAGCCTCTGCCTGCTTTGCCCTGGTGACTTCTGCAAGGATCTGTTCAGCGGTAATAGCGAACTTTGCTTCGGTTTCTGCTTTCAGGTCAGTTACCCTTACGGATACTTCTTCCACAGACTTTTTAATAACAGCCGCCTTACCCTCAAGTTGAATAATTTGGTCACCAAGTCCGAAACTCTGTTCCCACTCAATACTTCCTTGAGATTCATAGGTATCCATCATGCCCTGAATACCTTTCATGGTACGCTTAAAGCAGTAAGTTTCGATAACATCATCGGTAGTATAGCAAATAATGCCATCTCCAACCTCCACCCATGGCAGTGCCGGTCCTACAATATGACACGGTTTATATATCCTGCTGGATATCTGCTCATATACCGTAGCCGCAATTGATGGAAGTTCATCCGCAGACTTACCATAAACCAGGTAATTCCCCTGAATGATATAGCAGTTTTTTCCCGGCCCGTAAGAAACCCCTACATCACCTTCCTCCTGCCGAATCTGTACTTTGTTAATTGGTTTTGTTACAAAATCCTCATAATAGGTTTCAGACTGTTTGTACCGAGACAAATTTTCTGCGTTGGTCATTTCTGATGGAAACAAATCATCAGATGGATATAAGGACTCTGACGGAAACAAACCTGAAAATCCTAGAAACTTATATGTAAGCCGACCAGTCTTATCAAAATTTCCGAAGCAACCGTTTATTTTACAGATGGCCATTAAAACCTTACGGCCATCCAACTGCTCCGGATCAATAGTCTTTGTCAGCTGCATATCGTCCAAAGGTAAATTAGTCGTGGCCTGGGAAACGCCGACATACTCGCAAAGTGAATCCCGGAACTGTTTCAAGGTCATGGGAAAGGTTAATCCCTGGTACCAGTCAGCCACGTCAATATCAAAATACAGCATACGATCATAGGCTACAATTTTCTTACGCCGCCTGTCAGCCTGTTCTCGGACAAAACTATCGACCTTGTAAATCCCCATAGCCAATTCATAGCCGCCGATTTCTACCGTCACCACAAATTCTTTCCCGGTTAAATCCATCAGTACATCAGCAACTGTTATTTCAAATTGAGATGAATTACATTCTCCAAATGCCAAGTCTTGGCTTGCACATAGGTTCTCTTCTATCGTAAGGGATTCGGATATTATCTGTCTGTTATCAATGATGTATATTGGCTCCTGATCAACGGGAAATAATTCATCTGAATGAAAAAGAACATTTTCCGGGAAATTTATTTTCTCATCATAGAAACGAAGCTTTAGATGCCTTTGTGTATCGGCACTTAAATTATCCGCTCGAAACAACTCCTTTATTTCTTCAGGAATATTCAGCAAAGCATTGACCTCCTTAATATTCGGTTATCGTTATTTTAATCGGCTTGTAGAGAATGTCCTTTTTCTTCTCATCAACATATAAAATTTCATACGGAATATCGGAAATATAAAACGCCCCCGATTTATATAAGGACGTATTTGGATTCCAATATTCAATTTCACTTTTTACTCTGTTTCCGTGAGGGAAAAAAGCATTCAGCCTTTCAGTATCCCTCAATCGCAAATGTGTGGTAGAGAACTCCATGGAGGTGGCTGTATGAGGCAACACATTACGGTGAAGCTCTCCGCTTCCATCTCGATAGGGGTCCAGGTCCATTATCTGATCCGGCGTACATTTATATGATTCAAGCGCAATCAACTCATTCGGAAACACTGTCCCATTTATCTTAAGCAGCCAGCCTTCAAACGCCAAACTCCCACCTCCAGACATAACAAAAAGCGCCATCACTAGGACAACGCTTTATTCATTCTATACCACGATATCATTTTATCATATTAGAAATGGGAAATGTGGGAAAAATATTTATAACACATAAGTTATATTTCTTCTCCCATTCTATCCTTGTATATTTTAATTTTACCACTTTCATCTTTTACCGCATCTTCTAGCAGTATATTCAAATATACTGGACCTAACGTATCTTCAGTTAGATACCACTTTCCTTTACATCTCAAATCATCATTGTCCCCTTTTTCCCAAAACACTTTGTATAATTTAGAATTATATACAACATTACCCTCTTTAGGTATTCTATTTCCTTTACTATCAAAGTATGGTGTATACTTTTTTTCTACACAATCCCAATATCTTTTGTTTTTTTCATATATCCAGCAAAAGATTCTAAATAAAAATAAACAAAAGAAAATAATAAATACTTTATCTTTTTTTGATATCGAATGTTCTATAACCATGATTAAACTCTATTAAACAATTTATAAAAAACAATGCTATTATCGAAGCAAATGCAATTCCTAATAAATCTTCAATAGTATTCCAAAGTGGAAATACTTTTATCTCCTGGGTTACTTCTAAATATATTATTAATTTTTCTAAAAAGTATTTAATAGGAAAACAGTATAATATAGCAATAATAAATATAAAAGGCGTATAATTATGTAATACACTTCTCAAACCATAATCAAATAGGGGGACTAACGGCATATTGATATATTCAAAAAAGTTCCAATAATGAACAAATAATACACAAAAAAATAAAACAATCTGTACTAACTCTAAAAAAGAAATTATTTTACTTACTGCTCTTTGGTCTTTAAAAATTGTATTAAAATCTTTTAATAACTCTTTGCCTTTATCGTAATCCAAAACAATTCTCCTCTTGTATAAAAACTTTATTAATCAAGCCAATATGAAGCATTTAAAATTAATCACCATTATAATACACTTCTAAAAACTTATCAATCTTCTTTTGTATAGTTGTTCTGTCATAATTCAATTCTTTTGCAATTTTTTCATATGGCCAGCGCTCAACATACCGATAATATAGTATTTGCTTAATCTCCAACTGTCCCAGTCCTAACTTTTCAAGAAAACACTCTATCTCCAGCTTCATGTCCTCAAAAAGTTGTTCATTGCCTTTTAAGTCAATTAGGAGCTGCCTGACCGCCCTTTCTCTTTCCTCATTTGATTTCACACTTGCTCCTGAAACCACGAAATGGCATTCCGTATAGGGAAACTGCTTCAAAGAACCTTTCACAATCCCATATTCAGAAGACAAGGGATTGTTCTCATAGTATTTTATCCTGCGCCTGATACGCTTAATTTCGGATTCTAGATATGTATAAGTTGCTAAATATTCCCTCGACAATTTCATAAAGTCCTCCTCATATAAGTCTGCTGATTGGCTCCCAGGCCTGCGCTTGGCGTATTTAATGCGATTTCCAAATCCCAACCCAATTTGTAAACTCTATCTCTAACCGTTGCTGGCTTTAAACCATGCTCTCTACACAATTGAGCAAAAGATTTTTCGTTAGCAAGGCTTTCAAATGCTTTTTCAGGAGACCACCCACTAGTAATGCGGTTATGAATTGTATCATACATCAGTCCCATTTCATTGCACCACACCATTAAATCTTTCGTCTGCCCTCGATAAGTAACAAATATTGAATCTCTTTTATTGAAGGCCTGCTGCTGCCTAGTAATCCACATACAGTTATTCGGCTCGTAATTGCCATTCACATCTTTTCGTTCTATTGTTAATCCATTCCTGTATCCATTTACTTTTGCCCAATCTGCAAATTCATCAAATCCTTTAAGCCATTCTTCACATATTTCTATTCCTCTTCCACCGTAATCTTTATAACGCTTGCAATTCGGATTTAAACAGCGTTTTTTCATGCTATGATAAGAGTTCCATAGACTTAAGTTTTCTTTTTTAGGATTCCTCAATTTTTTTGCCATATGGTAAACCTCCTAACATGGTCTACGGAAGACGGTCACTTTACCGCCACCCATATTTTGTGTAAATAATGCAGACTGCGCCCAGCCATCGGGTACATCATCATGGACGTTCTTGCCTTTGACAGAATAACTAAGCAGAAAACTCATCATTACCCCATAATCACTTTTGGCCTTATACAGGGAAGAGTCTTTGAATAAAACATGTTTCTTTACCCAGTCCGCATTTACGATAATCTTCGTTTCCTTGTTGCTATCAGTGAATTTTGTTGTGATATTACAACGACCATTCTTCTGCTCCACCAGCTTATTTACTTCGTACCCTACCCGGCTACCACCGTTATTGCTTTCGAACTGGCACTGCTGCAGCTTATTATCCACTATTATCTTGGAGCACCTTTCATATTGAACGCCGTAGTCAGAATTATCATCACAAACGCAATCCAAGCAGTAATAATCACTTCCATACTGGGCCACGCAAGGTAGGAACATATAATCTGAACCCTTGTCCTTCGTATCACAAATACCAAGAAGAGCGTCAGGCTCTCTTTCTGGAAGTTTAAAGTATCGCCTTAATTCATCTTCATGATATAGCAAGCCTTCACGTTCAATCTGCTGGCTTTTATATAGACACTTATAAGAAATATCATCCATGGCCAAAGCCTGATCATTGAAAAAAGCCACCGAGAAACCATTGTACTCGTAATCAAAATTCGATTCCTCTGTTACCGGGTCAATATCGGGAACTTCAATGAATCTCACCCGGTCACTATAGTGGTATAAATTCTTTATTCTCCCAATCACATCATGGACGGACCACCTTGTCGCAATATGAATTTCTTTACAGCCGTCCATCTTTCTCTGCTTGCCATCAACACTGTACAGAGACCAGAGTTTATCTAACCGGACCTTATTCAAGGCTTCTTCAATACCACCAATCAGATCATCACAATACAGGTAACGATTACACCTAACCTTACCAGCGTTCTTTGAACCAATTGAGGTACATTGAATATTGGGAAAAGGCTTGTACTTTTTAAAATTAATCGTTTCCGTTTTGGCATTGGTACCTTCAAGCTTCACATCTGGGAAAATTTCGTTCCAAGTGTATTCATCTGAATTTGTTGTGATATCATATATACCGTCGTAGAACATTCTGGTGATATCACCACTATGAGAATAGAATAAGCTGAAATCATCTGGGTGCTTCCTATTACCCACGAGGCAAAGAACTTCTCCAAGGTTGTCTTCTGCGTCCCAGGCGGCATTGATATGCTTAAGATATCCAGTCTATCATCTTCCAGATCCTGCATTGCTTGAATCAAGCCGTGTTTATTCAACTGCTTGCGTTTCGGTAAATAAAAGCGGTCCTTTGCTTCCCGGTTCTTCTCCAGGTAAATCAGATAGGATTCAAATAAATATGGAGCCTCAAAATGTAAAGTTTTCCAGTACAGATCATCCCAGCGTATATCCATGGTCTGGACAAACCTTGTGACGGCCCATTTCTTAATGAACCCGGAATAGGTCATGATGAAATCTCGGTCCTCAACGGGCAAATCCGGATTATCCTGCATTGTATATTGGAGTTCTGACAGAAGAATGTTTAGAATATCGTAAGACGGCAGCGTTCCAATCTGCCGCTTTAATTTTTTGATTATTTCCCGGTGTTCATGGAAATCCATAATAAAAGAGCCACCTACCTTTCATTGAAAAGTAAATGGCTCTCGGCTCATCGGCTCTCGGCTCTATTTATAATTCTTTTTTAATTTAAGCAAATCATTCTTAATTTCCTTCATACCTTCTTCTTGTTGATTTGCATTAATAGTTTTAAACTTTGAAACTTTTTCGTATTCCGCTTTACCTATTGGGTGTTCATTTCTAAAATAATTTTCCTTGTTATTACCATCAAAATCTATGTAAGATATTTTCACATAATAGTCAAATGTTTCATATACTTGAAATTTATCTTCATCATTAGTGTCGTTAATTTCTTGACTGACACCATATATCTTTCCCATTATTTGAGAATAATGAAAAGATGTAGATTTTCTACTTATAATTCCTGTTTTGTCATATCTTAAATATGCCTGATCATAAAATGAAGTAAAAAAATCATCTACCTTATAGCAAATGCCTTTTAAAGTTTCACTATTTTCATTTTTAGTCATTCCAATATTTAAGACTGCAGCTGTTTCAATTTCTTTATTATCTATTGCTTTTCCATTATTGCTAATCTCAAGATATTGATCATATGCATCGGTCAATTCTTCCGTTGATCCAGGGATCCCACTTACTATTTTTACATTAAATTGAGGACCTCTGTCATGTTCCTCAAATCTTACTTGTTTTATATAAAGCTGCAATGTCAAAAAAGCAAGTAATGCTGTTACTATAATACTTATAATTTCAAGTATTGATAAATCACCTATTACAAGCCCCCATATTTTCGTCATGAATTTTCCTCTTTTGTTTTTTATAATTTTATCATGTGCTCTTATTATTCTCCAATAATAAATACTTTCTTACAGTGACTATTCCTGCATCTGTACTGCAATCCAATTATAATTGCCCCATCATTTATTGGGAAGTGCTTTTTATGGCACCAAGGACAGTATACCCATTTCTTTCCATTACTGTCAACCTCAATATCTGCCTGCCCGTCAAATCCATCTTCTAGAGGATTCATAGCTTTTTCAAAACCTCTTATCAAACCTGACATTATGCTTTCCCCCATTTCTAGCCCCTCTTTCGCTGTATAGCCTCTATTCATTTTTTGTTTTCACCTCATATCCTCCAATTAAATCACCCAGTCCATATATGCCATAATAGCAAAGATGGTACTGATAAACTGGACCCATAGGCACATCAACACCATCTACCCGCATGTTTCTCTCTACAGTACCTGTCTCTTGAAATTCTTTACCGCACCGGCGGCAACGATATATTACTACTGGTTTACTCTCTCCTATATCATTATCTCCTTTTCATAGGCAAGCCATGAAGCCGCCGCCAGTTATTCTGCTGTATCTGCTCCAAGGTGCACAGGCCACATAAAACTGCAAACAATTCTCCGTCGGCAATATCAAATCCATGGAGAAATCTAGAGATATAGGCTTTTGTAAATCAGCTTTGGCCTTTTCCATTTCTTCATCTGGCACTAATTCAAAATTAAGTATCGGAATCTCATGCAGTGGTATTTTTATTCCGTCAGAGCCACACATAAGCACCGTACTGTAACATTCATTTTCTTTAAATGGCATATTCAAACCTTGCCTTTCAAATTCTCAGCAATATTGTTACATCTGCTCTCATTCTGGCATCGGATATTATTCATAGTCTTTTGTGAGGAATCTCCAATCAAGGTACAATCCACCTTTTCAATCGCCGGATCAAAATCCGGGCAGTAAGAGCAGAAGTTACGTAAGCAAAACTGGAAAACGTCCATAATGCCACCTCATTTACGCAATAAAAGACCAACCTCCAAATATTGATGGTTGGTCTTTTGTATTATCTTTAAAAGAAGATTCCATAAACCGAAGCTATGCTTCCTATAAAACCAATAATATAACCCAAATTACTTATCCATTTTTTTCGTGCCATTTTCTCAATCATATCTTTATAATATCTATCTTTTTCAAACAACACTCCACGATTAAAAGCCATTAACTGTATGATAAATTCTTTTAGTTCTCTAGCTTCTTCACTACCATTCTTTTCACGCACTTTATTAACAACACTGTCTATTTTATCATCATCAAGACGATATTCATCCTTAAATTTATCAATAATTCTTTCAAGCTTGTCAATATAATTTATATTATTTTCAAGTTTTAACTTTCTATCAAACTTTTGGCACAATTCAACAATTGAGTTGCTAGAAAATCCAAATCTTTTATTCTTATACACCTCATAATCATTTCTCAATCCTGTCATGGATTTATTGATGTCATCAAGCTCTAATGATTTCTGTGCTGCCTTAAAAAATTTCTGATTTTCATATTTACTAAAAATCCATGTAACTAGGATCGCTATTATAAGCGTAAGCCATATTAAAATAATGCCTACAGCCAAAATGAAATTTGTATACTCCACAAATTTTTCCATTTATTCACCTCTATCTTTTGTAATATCAAGATTATATCATACAAACCATCAATATTCAATTTCCAATGTGCAAAATCGGGCTACCCGGATTCAAACAGGGAAATGCAGGAATCAAAATCTTGTGCCTTGCCTTTTGGCAATAGCCTATTAAACAGGTATATACGGAATCGAACCGCATGTCTTGCTTCCTGACGTATGTCTAGTAAGCGTGATCTGTCCAACCCACGCACCATCTGCAACACTTATATATAGCTTACCTCCCTCAACGGCCAATCTTATCTTGGATCCAGTGGAGTAATCAAAATCAATCTCAATCCTCAGAAACTTCATTCCAGATTTCTTTCCAGGATAACCATGCGCTATTGCACTCAACACATATCCAATACTAAATCCGGACCAATCAGCCAGTTCCCTTAATGTGTCAGCCACATAAAGCGGCAACTCATATTTATCTGTTTCAACCGCCATATATAACTTTTTCTTCACAGCAATCAACGCCTTTTTATTTTTTGAGAAAAATGGAAATCCATCTTCTGGACCGGACCGTATTAATTACTGTCACGTTATCGCCATCTTTCTCAATCCCAACATCACAGTTATAGCGGAGAATTGTCCGCCGGAATTTCCTGGCCAGTTCTTCATCAGGCAGGTTATAAATCAAATACAGATTTTCGGCTTTATCAACCAATGGCTTTTTACCCTCAATGATTTCACTTTTCTTACATGGGATTACCGCTCCTCTAGTATGTCTGCCAAAATAGAAAAACAACCAGCCGACTAATGGCCACTTTCCATCATTCAGGTAATATGGATCATATTTAGGAATCCACCAGGGGGTTTTCAAAGAAAACTGGATATACCACTCATAGCATTCCTGGGTCTTGAAATTTACAAAGGCAAACATGAAAGTTCCTCTATGCCTTTTGGCGAATAATAGTTTACGATTGAACATTTTGTATCCTCACGGGAAAAGCCTTTTTGTTTTTTTGAAAATTTTAAAAGTTGCTCTTCTAAGAAACAATTTCCACAGGACATCCTACAAGCAATTCAATATCAGCCTTTGAAAGCTTAATCGGTTTCCCAATACTCAATCCAATTTCTTTACGATCCCCGGAATCCCCTTTGGCAATCGCCTTTCCCTTATACGTCATTGTTTCTTCATCAACATAAATTCTGAAAAGGCTATATCCATGAGCCCGGCAGAAGTGCAATGAATCAGATAATATTCTGTTCATCTCCTCATCTTCTTCTCCAAATAATTCCTGGTATGTATATAAATTATTCGGTGCCTTAAAAAAATCCGGTGTAGATATCCACCTAGGAAATTCAGAAAAATGGAAAAGTCTCTTATTGACCAATGCTTTCAATCCAATATCTGTTCTGTATCCTCGTGCAGATGCCATTCTAAGCAGTCTTTCACTTTCTTTATTTGTCATAGTAGTTATAAACTTTCCTGTAAGGTCTACCATATCATTTGCTCCTTTACTCTTTTGATTAGATTCCTGACTTTGACGAAAAGCCTTTTTTAAATTTTTCGGAACTTCGGGACCTAACTACGCCCGAAAAGCTTTTACTCTAGACCCCCTCCCGGGTGCCTATCCAGCTTGCACTTTCAAGGTTCGTAAAATATACAATATACGAACTATTACGTATTTACAATGGTTTCAATGTATGGTATAGTGTCTATAGGGAATAATACGAACTTATCTAATGTGTTTTACGAACTTTAGGAGGAGTATAGAATGAATAAAAAGACTGTTGCATTAACCGAAGAATCTTATCGATTTATAATTGGCACAATACGCTCCGGCTTCACAGCCAAAGACGGGACCATCTGCAAACCAAACAACCGGATAGCAACCGCTTTAGTACTGGAAGCTAACTTAGGCCTGCGTATTGGCGATGTCCTACAACTCCACGCCTGCGACATAATCAAAGACGGTAACCGCTACAGGCTGGACATTACAGAAACAAAAACCGGGAAGCAAAGAACATTTACAGTACCAAATGAGATTTACAACTACATCTTGCAATATGCACTTGATAACGGCATTTCAAGCCGCGCAAAGCTATTTGACATAAGCGAAAGAGCCATACAAAAGCATTTAAAACTGGTTTGTGAAGCATTAAATCTTGATAACATAGGTACTCATAGTTTCCGGAAATACTTTGCAACCTCTATCTACACAGACAATGGCTACAATATCGAACTTGTACGACAGCTCTTACAACATTCCAGTACTGCCATTACTCAACGATACTTAGGTATTCAGCCGAAAGAAGTCGAAGACGCATTACAAAAGCATATACAGCTGATCTAACACCTGCCCTGGCAATCGCCGGGGCTTTTCTTATGCCTTAATCCGGCAACTCATCGGCAGATCCCGACAGCAGGCCCACCGTTTTTGCTCTTTCTTCGATCTCTGCTCGGCTGTATTCCGGCTTCCCGACCTTGTCATCGTAGGCTATGATCTGGACGTTGTCACGATACCCATAGTTGGCTTTTAGGGCGAACATGCAGCCGATATTGCCAGTTTGGATTACCTCGTCATACAGACTTGACTCGCATTCAGATTTCCATTTTTGTGCCGTTACGGAGTGGCCAGAAGCGACCCGGCCATCATATTCCCCTTTTAACCAGCTATTAAACGTATCTTTATTTACATTAATCATCATACCAAATCTAAGTAACGTAGGCTTAATCCTGCAAGTACAACAGATAACTGTATAGATATCCCATAGTATATCTAATTCTTTTATATTATTAATATCTGCTTTATACTTACGTCCTATATCTTTTAATAACTCAGATAATCCCTGAGAAGAACATAGATTAATATTACTATGTCTCTTTATGAACTCATTAGATATCTCCATAATGGTAGCTGTAATATTATTAATATAATCTCTATCATCTGTATCTCTATCATCTGTATTAAGCTCTATATCAAAGCCATCTACTGTATAATCATCTGTCTTAGCCATAACTTATATAACTCCTTTCTGTCTCTTATACAGGTATCATATAATCATCATACAGACACATATAAGAGCTTTATATATTAATACCTGGGAAAATACTCTTGAAGTCCCAAAAGCTTATAAACTCTAACTTTAAATCCCTGATCTGACAGTGCAAATGTTATCCGGTCATCTGGAAGTGGAATGATTTGGTTCAACAGATCCAGACATTCATTCCGCTGTTCCTGATCAGTACACCTTCCGTCCTCACAGAACCTGCAGCTTTCCCGGTTGCATTTATCACTTATTCTCTGCATCTGATCACCTCGCAATCTTAATTTCTTTCACAAAGTTATATTTGTTCTATAACCTATGGAATTAAATGCCGTTTTTACGTTCACAAATGCCCTTTAATGCGTTTCCGGTATCTTCCATGGAGGTTTTCTTGCCTACACTTTTCAAATCTATTTACGGGCCAAATAAAAAAGTCCTCGCGCCATACGGAGTGGATACCGTACAACACAAGGACTATAAGTCTTGGTTCTTTCCCGCCTATTGCGGGGACATTGCATATGGTCAAGGCCAACCAGGCTAGCATATGCACGCTTTATATATATCATTTTCCAGATAATACCATAGCATTATATATCTGTCAATATCTTTTAGATATTAAATCACTATACATCCCATACATCTAATTACCTCAGGGGATACAGAAAGCCTAAGAGTATATTATAAATAATACTTTATGTCTATATATTTTTTATAATACATAGGGCCAAAATATACGAATTTATGAATACAAAAAGCAGGCTTCAAAGCTTTTTCTGCTCCTTCGCCTGCCTGATTTAATCACCATGATAAATTCTCAATGTCCGGAAGATATACCCTTGAGTATTTCTTGTAGAGCCCCCTCGGCTTTTTCAGATTAGCATAAAATAAATTTTAAATCAACCCTTGACAAGAATTTTTTTGTGTTATTTGTATAACAGATGCCGACATAGCTGCCCCCAATCGGTATGTCGGAGAGGTTCAGCCTTGCAGATAATGCAGGGCTTTTCTTTTGTATAAAAGCGACAATTATTAACAAACTTTTATTGGCCAGGAGGAAAGCAAATTTTATTAATCACCTTGTAAATTTATACACCAATGCAATGGTCATTACAAATGCTGGAATCATTAAAGCAAAACCAAAAACCCAAAATGTCAAAGCACACAAAAGTATTGAAAAAGCTAGCAACATCAAGTAAAAAATAAATAGTTGTATATTAAATTCTTTTGTTTCTTTTGCTTCCTTTGCTCCACACTCTTGTTCTGCTGATTTTACTTTTATCTTTACTTCATCTAATATTTTATGAGTGAATTCTGAATATTCTTCATTGCTCATAAGCAAATTCCCTTGTTCGGATATAATTTTATTCCTCAGGATTAACGACAAAATTTTGCGTGATTCTTCTCTAGATATTTTGTTGAACAAGAATTTTTCTACAGTGTCTATTTTGATTTTTTCCACTTTGTTCTCAAAAGTAATATCCATAAGCTGCCTTATGTAAGGATTGATGTCACCGTCTACAATTATCCCCTTATTAAATGGCTTATAAGGCCCATACCTCTTCTCATATAAGAAACCCAGTTCATCGTATTCTCTTTTGCTCATCTCGTTGAAATTAATCAACTTTATTCCCCCAGTACTATTTCAATATGAATCAAAGAATTCTTAATAGATACCTAATGATAATGTATATTTTTTTATTTATCAATGTCAATAGGAATCCCAACAAATCCAGATCTTATTATATCAAAAAATGAGCCACCAATTGCCCACACCTAAATTACAATCGTTCTATCTCTTATTCATAAATTGCATCACCCGATAAATCAATATCATCGTTATAAAATATGTCAAATTCGAGTTGCATAAATGTATATTTAAGTCTATTATAGATTTAAAAATATCTATAAGGGAAGAATAGGTGATGATATGAATAAAGGCGAATTATGCAAGATAAAAAATACCCATAGAAAACTTAATGAGGTTCATCTTTTATGGCATCAAGCTAGTGAAGCATATTTCAATCCTGAAGGATTCCGCACAAATATTAATGCAACCATACAAGCATTAAGAAATATTACATTTGCTTTGCAAAATGAGAAATCTACTATTCCTAACTTTACAAATTGGTATGAACCATGGCAGAAAGATTTAAAAGAAGATAAAATAATGAAATGGTTATGTGACGCCAGGACTGAAATAGTACATAAAAAAGATTTGGAGATTTATAGCGAAGCAGCAGTTACAATTTATACATATGAAACCATTTTAAAAGCTAAATCAAATATCCCTATTTTTATATCTGGCAAACAGTTACTTCAACACTTGGTAGAAAAAAACATTATTGACGAACAACTTGCCGATATGGACGTATATGCAGCGGTAGAAAGAGTGTGGCGAATATCTGAATTCCCCGAAAGCGACTTACTATATTTAGTGGCTTATGGAATTGGAAAATTATATGGTTTAGTTAAAGAAGCTCATGAAATAATTGGGGCAAGTATAGACTCATGTAATATTGCTTTTAAAGATCACGCTTTTGAAGTTAATATTAATAATATTCCAATATGTATGGAAAAAGAGTTAAATAGCAGAAGAGAATTAATTGATTTAAAAAATTTTATTTCTAGACAGCTGATTATTCAAAAAGTCGAGTTTAATTCAAACATAATTGATGATATGAAGAAAAAATATAGAAAAATTATAGATGGATTAACAAAAAGCAGCACTAATAGCCCTAGTGTATATGAATTTGCCAACTTCGTTGTGGATTTATCAAAACAAATACTAGTCAAAGATAAGTTTCATGTTGCATTATTATTTTATAGAAATGGTGATATGAATTGGGAAATTATTCAAGCAGTTTTCGGAGATCAAACATCAAAGTTCATATTTTGGCAAGAATTTTCTAAGAAAGTAAGAAACGAAAACATTAATGCAATTATATTTACTTCTGAAGTTTGGGTAGGAACTATGGATGAATATGTTTCCAGTGGTAAAAGAGCATCAGAGCAAAAGGGAAAAACCGAAGCATTAGTAACAAATGTATTTGTTAAAAACGATAAAACTATAACATATTCTACTGATTTTAGTAGAGGGTTTTATGGTAGAATTAAACTCGGCGAAACAATAATGTCAGAAGAAGACAACCAATATAATTATTTTTTTTCACCAGTATTGAAAGTTTGGAATGAACAATAATCTTCTAATAGTTACATGTCAAATATTTAACTTAGAGGTTTCTTATTCGACAGACGTAGATGGTCTGAACCCAGAATATTCAGATAGGGGAAAATAGAAAAGTGAGTATGTGAAAGTTTCTCTGTAAATTAGGGTCTTCTATGATAAAATAAAAAATCATAGGAGGCCCTTTATTATGGCGAGAGAAAAGAAACCAGTACACAAAGTACAAATGACAGATGGGTAACGTAACATTATCCGGCAGCTTCTTGAAGAGTATGACATTGAGTCTGCTCTGGATATTCAGGAGGCTTTTAAAGATCTTCTTGGCGGCACTATCAAAGAAATGATGGAAACAGAGATGGATGACCATCTTGGTTATAATAAATCCCAACGATCGGATAATGATGATTCTCGTAACGGCTATAAAACAAAACAAGTTAACAGTAGTTTTGGAAGCATGAAGATCAATGTCCCCCAAGACCGCAAATCCAGTTTTGAACCACAGGTGGTGAAAAAGAGACAGAAAGACATTTCTGATATTGATCAGAAGATCATATCTATGTACGCTAAGGGAATGACCACCAGACAGATTTCCGATACTCTTTATGATAACTATGGCTTTGAAGCTTCTGAGGGATTTATATCGGATGTAACTGATAAAATAATTCCATAAATCGAAGACTGGCAGAATCGTCCTCTTTCTGAAATATATCCAGTACTCTATATTGATGCCATCCATTACTCCGTAAGAGATAACGGCGTCATTCGTAAACTTGCGTCCTATGTTGATCTTGGAATCAATCTCGATGGACGCAAGGAAGTTCTAACCATTGAAGTAGGGGAAAACGAAAGTTCAAAGTACTGGCTATCTGTATTAAACGGCCTTAAAAATCGTGGAGTGAACGACGTCTTACTTATCTGTGCAGATGGCCTAACCGGAATCAAAGAAGCAATTTCAACCGCATTTCCCAAAACAGAATATCAAAGATGTATTGTTCACCAGGTACGTAATACTCTGAAATATGTGGTTGATAAAGAACGGAAACCATTTGCAACAGACCTAAAGACAATCTATCAGGCGCCAACGGAGGAAAAATCATTGTAAGCTCTGGAGCGAGTTACAGAAAGATGGTCAGAAAAATATCCTAACTCTATGAGGAGCTGGAAACAGAACTGGGACGCTATTTCTCCTATCTTTAAGTTCTCTTCTGATGTTCGTAAGGTTATCTATACTAAAAATGCCATAGAGAGCTTAAATGCTACATATCGTAAGCTTAACCGCCAAAGAAGTGTATTTCCAAGTGATACGGCCTTATTAAAAGCCTTGTATCTGTCAACCTTTGAAGCCACAAAAAGGTGGAGTATGCCTATCCGTAACTGGGGCCAAGTTTACGGTGAATTGAGCATTATGTACGAGGGACGCCTACCGGAATAATAGTTTGACATAAGAGAAAAAACAGACGGAAAGTTCCGTCTGCTCTTGACATGCCCAGCATGCGCTGTTATATATAAATCAAGGGCTGAACCTACTTTTAGAAGAATTCAGCCCAATCAATATCATAGAAGATTCACAATTACAGAGATTTCTTCACATGCTCGAAAAAGCGGTTTCCTATAATTTTACGCACTGGAAACCGCCTATATATTTTAATTCAAATTGTATTAAATGCCATACTTTGATAATAATTCTTCTATACGTTTATCAGAAAATAACCTAAAATCAGAAATCTCATCTATCGTCCCATATCCAACAGCTTGCTTACCCCAAACATGCTTTTCCCTTCGTACTTAATTAGTATAGCACATCTTAGAACTATTATATGATTTTTTTCGTGCATTATAAAAAAAGAAAGTATCCGTAATAGATACCCTCTTATTTTTACCTAAATTAAAAGAAAAGCATTAATAATTTATTATATTCAATTCCTTATATCTTCTGCTCCTATCCTTGTTAACCAGATTATCCATTCTGTCAACTTCAATGATTGTATATCTATCATACAATTCCCGTATCTGCTGGCAATCGTTATAAGACAATACAAATTTCCCTCTAATATTGCCCAGGCACTCCCTCAGCCGTTTATGGTCTTCCGGATTAAATCGATCTGGATAATATTTCTCCGCTTCGTAGTAGGGAGGATCCAGATAGAATAATGCATCTGGTCTGTCATACGTTTTTATCAGTCGTTCAAAGTCTTGGTTCTCAATTACCACCCTATTTAATCGTCCAGAAACTGCTTTTAGATAATCAACTGCCTTATATATATCCCTGGAACTTACACCGAATGATCTGCAGTCTGACCCAAAACTCTCCCTGATCAGGCAGAAGAAACGAGCGGCCCGTTGTATGTCGGTCATTCCTCTGGTGTTCCTGCTTAGCTCATCAAAGAACTGCTCCCTGGACATAAGCAGCCATTCCAGTTCCTTCTGCAGTGGATCCGGGTGATATTTAACCACCCGGTATAAATTAATCAATTCCCCGTTTACATCGTTGAATACTTCCAACGGAGCATGTTTATTCTTTGAAAATAAGACCCAACCGGCTCCGCCGAATACCTCAATATACCGGCTGTATGAGCCCTGATCTGGAAATTGTTCCAGTATCTGCTTTCGTAATAGCTTTTTTCCACCAATCCAACTTATAAAACTATTCATGCAACAGCACCTCCAATATACATACAGCATATCATTAATAACCAGTGCAATTCTATGCAAAATTACTTTTTAACTGTTTTCTTATTTACTCCTTTTACTATACATAGTATAATTTTATTAACTTGTTATTATCTTTGCAAATTATTTTAGAGAATTTCAGAACATTACGTATCTAAGCTTATGATAATTACAAAATATACTTAAGATTAATTGGAGAAAAAATGCATCTTTTAATATATTTATCAATTGCAATCCTATTTTTTGTCTTATTGAGCTTAATTGATTCTAGGATTGATTACCAAAACAAAAGTATTTACTATACAATTTATAATCAAAATGGCACTACTTTTATTCGTGTACCATATCTTATATGGCAACAAAATAAAAGAAAGGAAATAGAAGAAAGATTTTCAGAGTTCGTAGAATATGAAGGACGTTTATATAGCGTTAATATAGCCTTTAAAAATCAGGCCCATATATCCGAATCAGATAGCGGAATTATAAGCCTATTTTACAGAGATTATTATGCAGAGATTGAAGCATTTAAAAATAAAGAACCAAATATAGTAATTAATACACAAATTGACGGAAATAACAATACAGTAAATATTGTTCAAAATATTACTAATAATATATCTAATAGTATAGATGGCTTACTTAATGACAATCGTATAGCATTTGAAGATAAAAAGGATTTAGAACTCTTCAAATATAAGCTTAAATCGAATGAAACTTCAAGTAATGACGCAAATAAAATAATAGACAAACTAACAAAGTATACTCCTTATATTACATTAGCTAATACATTGATAACCTTAATAAAAACTCTTTATTCCTTATTCTAAGTAATTCAAGAATAAATAGATAACATGCCTTAGAAACCACGGAAGTTTGTGATTTCTAAGGTTTTTTGATTTCTAAAACACACTTATTTTGTAGGTAATATTATGGATGGCCTTACTATGTATATTGAATATCTGCCTGGTGCTATAATCCATTTTGTCTGCAATTTCTTCCCATCGGCAGCCCCTTATATACCGATATTTCATTAAACGTTTCCCCTGCTCATCTTCCAAGGCTTCGATTTTATCATACAGCTCCAAGCAAATCTTCACCTTTTGATACCGATAGTAAATAGCTTTCTGTTTCATTTCATTCAGGGCAGAGACATATTTTTCATCATAGCCATATGTATTAATTTCCTTTTGTATTGCCTGGATTTCTTCTCCAGCTTCAACGATGGCAGTATTAAGCACAACCAAACTCTTTAATTGTTCCTTGACCGTTTTTTTCATCATGCTGAACATCTCTCCCTCACGTTTCTTAATGTATCCGGTGTAGACTGAGCATAATAAATAGCTGTCACTGATGGGCTGGAATGCCTCAAAATCTCCTGAATGGTGCCAAGGTCCACTCCCTTGTTTTTAAGGTTCATTCCCAGAGTTTTACGCAATTTATGAGGATATACCCGGCATTTCAATTTGGCCCGGTTGCCAATAGTTTTTAAGATGCTCCGAATCCCGGAAGTTGACAACTTTTCATAAGGTTCCCTACAGTGAGGAAACATAAACGGACTATCATCACTCCTGGAGTCAAGATACTGCCGGTAATAATATCGAGCTTCATCATCTAAGAAGATGGGCTGATACTTGTCGTTCTTCTCTCCCAGAATCACAATGTCTCCGGTCCTCCAATCTATCTGATCAATAGTAATATCAACCAACTCTCCGACTCTGGCACCGGTGCTCCGTAGCACTTCTATTAAGGCGCGCTCCCTTGGTTTCTTACAAGCATCTCTCATCTTTGCCATCTCTTCTGGCTTGAAATAATCAATCGGCTTTCGAACCGTTTTCAGCGGATCAGTAGCTTCCACCGGATTTTCACCTATTAACTTTTCCTTCCGCATCCAAGTGAAGAACGCAGATAGAAAACGTCTTTCGTTATTCACAGTCACAGCTTGGTTCTTTTTGCCGCCTGCATTAACATTTCGCTTCTCGTACCATGAAAGATAATAACTGATATCTGATTCCTCAATTTTATCCAGTGGCTTATCAATCAGGGTAATCAGACTTTTTACCGTACCAAGGTAAGCTTCCTTTGTATTATCTTTGATTTTCTTCTTAACAATGAATAGCTGAATAATGTATTTGTTTTTCTGATCCACATCATTCTGATACTCTACCGGAAGAGTTGTAATCTCCTCCATATTGACATTAACAAATTCCTTTATTACCACCTGATGAAGAATGTCTAGAACTTCTTTCGCCACATGCCCTGCCATGGCAACAATGATATTATTTATAACCTGTGCTTTAACAGTTTGTCCATTCACAATATGTAATCTCCTTATCTATAAATTTCAGTTGCTTAAGGAGACAAATTGATTTATAATATCCTTAAGCGTGAAGCGGTAGAAGAACTTTTGTCGGGGACTCTGCCGCTTGTTAATTGTCTATGATTCGAATGTATGTTCTTTTTGAGCTATTTTTTTACCGGGGTCTCTATGCCCCGGCTTTTATTTTAATTTTTGGTTAAAAAACTACTAGTTTTACTTGATTTTTTATAATAAAAAACCAATAACTGAAAATTGATAGTTGGTTTTTTAAATATATTAAATTATAGTTCTCATAAGTTCATATTTATCATATAAAACACTTGTTTGATAAACAGCTTTATTGTTTGTATTGGCCCAAATCATGATTTCTCTTTTATATTCTTCTGGGCAATTAATTCCAAGAGTTACAGACGTAATGCTATCTTTCAAATTAATATTTGCTCTAATTTGTTTTTCATAAACTGCAATTCTCCACTCTTTCTCGTACTCCCACTCTTGAGCTTTATGAAATAAGAAATTAAATGAATTATATTGGTTACCCTCAAAATCATATGTAGAATCATAAAATTGTTTTTGATATATAACAGGAAGAAAAAAACGCTTTGTATGATCAGGAATCATAGTGGTATCATATTCTATACAGAATCCTTTGTGGGAATCTGCATAATGTGCCCACATTAAAAGTGAATTCCATTGTTCGCAAAAACAAGCCACCCTCATCTTTTCCTGGGTAAATTGCTTGACTTCCAATTGTATTATATCAAAGATATCTTCTGCAGATTCCATGTTTAGCTCAATGTCTATACCCGTATTATCATAAAATATCTTTCTTCCACATATATCCCAGAATTTATTAATCTTAATATTGGGGACACCATCAAATGGATCATTAAACTGGCTAGGTTTCGAAAGATATATCTCGCCATCAAATAAATTATTTTTCCAAAAATTATTAAATGTTCGATATCTATATAACTTTTTTGGAACATACTTTATCATGTAATCCATAACTTCATTTGTACTTATATTTTTATCTTGTATAAGCCGCTTATATTGATCATACATATACTTACTTCCTTTATAATTCTATATATAATAGTATAGCGTATACTATATCAACTATCAATATTCAATTTCCAATGTGCAATAATATATTAACATTAAGCAATTCTAAACTGTTCCTGGCTATCATCAATCCTCATGTTTTCTTTTCCATGCATACCCACCAGCATGATGCCTCTCGCCTCTTATAACCTTTTCAATATTTGTACTGTGGATATTATTACTTTTGGCAGCTTCTGCTAAAGAAGAATATTTTCCTTCTACTTCACCAGTCACCAGATTTACCTTTAATACAGGGATTTTCTTGCGGCCGCCCTGGCCTGTAACACGATATAGCCCCATCTTATAAGCATGGATTTGATTTTCTCCATTAGTTATCCACTCAAGATTACTAACGTCATTATTTCTTTTATCTGTGTCTATATGATTAACCTGCAGCTTATTCTCCGGATTAGGGATAAATGCGACCGCTACAAGTCTATGTATTTTCGCCGTTGCTTTCTTATCATGTAAATTCATTCGAACACGTAAGTATCCTTTATTATCTAATTGTGGTTTCAATATATGACCTGTTATCTTATTCCTGACAGTACCAGTATTACTTACTTGATACTGTTCGCCGTAAATGTAAGTATCTTTCCATGTTTCTACATTTACCATTTTCAAAAAGGACCCGCTATAGCATTACCCCGGCCGGAGGTCGGCTCCTTTCTATTATTACTTTGCTGTTCTCCAAATCCGTTCAAGTTCTTCCAAGGTTACGTGAATCAGGAGGTTGTTTATAAAGTAGCAATTTTTATATTCTCTGGAAATGGCCCCGATCATATCAACAAGACCATTCCAGTATTCATCAGTATCATTTGGTTCGCTGTACTGTTTAAACAGTTTCCATGCTCCGGTAAGACACTCCTCATACTGCTTATCCTGAAGAGGAGTACCGCCGGATTGAATCCGTTTTATCTCCTGCCAAACCACCAGACAAAATAGCCGGCCCATGACCGGATTATCATGCTTCTTTATCATCTGCTCAACATACTCTGGCTTAACCATCTGTCGATTCTTCATAAATTTCCATGAATCCGTATAAGCAGACCAGTACTTTCTAAGCTGATTCTCATCCATCTATTCCACCGCCTTATATGGAATACAATACCGGGCCTTTACTTTTGCCTTATCGTCTATGTAAGCATCAGCGAATATCTTCCGTGAATCATTACCGAAATGCTCTATCATTTCCGTCAGATTCTCATTTACAGCGTCAAATTTCAAACCGTGAGAATTACACCATGAAACAGCTTCTTCCAAACGATTTCCGCATCTACAAGTCCAGAGAATTACTCTGTTCCCCTCTCTTCGCCTTTTAATCAAATGTTTAATCAGAGCAGTGTTAGGACTACCAATTCCGGGCCAGACACTTTCACATAAGGTCCCGTCAAAATCAACAGCATAAATAGTATATTTTCTACCTTCGTTCATATCCCACCGCCTTTATGCTTCGTTCACAGGAGAAGCAACTCTCATTACCAAATCTTCCATCATAATGTTCGCAGGTTCCGCAGTTCTTCACGGTCCACAACATTATGAGCTTTCGTAAAAGCATATGTAAGTTATATCTCATAGCCGATATACCTCCGTTATTCACAGAAGACCGGAATGAAAAACGCCCATAAGCAACCAGGGTTCTTCGTAATAAAAATCCCTATGGAAACTGCAACTGCTACGCTTACCCATTTAACCCAACCATTCAAATTTATTCTCCTTTCTTCAAACCATTTTGTCGAGTTCAACAATATGGTTAATTATGCGAATCTAGTTCATGCCAATAGCATCTTGATAAGTTTGTGAATGCCTCTCCCATTTTTACGCCCCATTATTTTCCTGTACCTGCCCAAAATTGGAAAAGCTTTGTATCGTTTTTTCTCCAACAATGAAAATGGCCTATTGTTTCATTGAGTAATTTGTACTCGATACCATTTCTTTCAAATTGAGAAATCACTTATTGAATTCTATCCGGTGTCTTAGCGACCCTGATTTGATGACGTTTTTTTTGCTTCTGCTTTTAAGAATTCTCCAACTTCCCTCATGTCTCCCATGCTTTTTGTCTCCTATATTTCAGTTTAGAATTTTAAAGCCTGACCACAGTAAGCACAGAACTTATCTGATATATCAATATCATCATTCTCACCAATTATTCTCTTACACGATGGGCATCTGACCCAATCCTGCTCATCACTACCATCTGAAACTGCCATCTGAGGAATCTGCTTTTCCAAAGCTTTTATAGCCGCGTTTATGGCTTCTCCCTCTTCACAAGTGGTATCGTCAAAACCACCTTGCATTCTTCCATTAACCATCTTACAGTTCTTTGGATACATGGTTTTCAGCTTTTCTATAGCTATTTTTGCTTTCATAAGTTTCCTCCTCAAAATAATAATTTTCATGTTCTTTTGGAAAGTGGTTTTTGCTTTTATAATGCCGTTTTCCAGATGCCGATTTGCCGGGTTTGTCGTTGTGAATATTCGAGGTCAATTATTCATATTGGATACTCTTTTGTTTAAAATTAGCAATAAATATGATATAATCAATGTGATCGTAATATTCCTCTGTTGCAGCTTGTTGAGGTTTGGAGGGAAAGCGAACTAAAAGTGAGGTAACAATCATGAGTGACCAAAAGAGATCGCAGTTGCCGATACCAGCGCGGATGACAGTTGGTATTTTTCTGATTGCTTTTCCCATTATAGGGGGAATTGCCCTTACCATTACAGGTCTATTAGATAGGTATGTACTGGTATACATTGGATATTTATTGAGTGGTTGGCATATATTCGGCCTTTGCACCAATCAGTTTATCTTCTTAAAGCGCTTTTTCGGGAAGGATCTTTCGTTTCAATATAGCGAGAACGAACTGTGGAGCAAACGCTTTGGCATAGTAATGAATTTGCTTTTGCTTACCTTTGGCCTATTCCTGCTTGGCCTTGGAATTTATGATTTGATCCGATGATATATATAATATATATAAACATAGTTCACCTCCGATTCTAATGGTGAGCGAGGAGGTGCCACCCTTATTTTGGACGGCGCCTTAAAGTGGATTTTGAGCATGGTATAATAAACTAGACACTTAGATAAGAGAATTCTGTGAAAGGTGGATGGTTTATGGTAAGAAGAAAGTTTGATAGGAATTTTAAATTAGCAGCGGTAAAGCTTGTTGTTCATGATGAGATGCCTGTCTCTGAAGTAGCTAAGCAACTGGAAATTCATTATAATAGTTTATATCGCTGGATTCGTGAATACGAAGAGTATGGAGAGAGTGCGTTCCCTGGTCATGGGTGCGCACTTTATAATTATCAGTATGAAATAAATAAATTAAAAAATGAAAATAAGCATTTGCAGGAGGAACTTGAATTGTTAAAAAAATTCCGGGCCTTCTTGAAGAAAAAGAATGTGTGAGATTCCAGTTCTTAAAGGATAATCAGGAAAAATACAACATCAAGAGGGCCTGTAAAACACTCAATATATCCCGCTCTGGATTTTATGAATATTTAAAGCGTAAAGAATCTGACCGTGCCATTGAAAACAAGGTACTGAGTCAGGAAATCATACGAATATTTGAAGAGCATAAAGGGAGATACGGCTGTTTAAGAATTTCAAAGGTGCTGGAAAACGAGGGTTTAAAGATTAACCATAAACGTGTCCAGAAACTTATGCGCTCCATGGGCTTATATGCTAAGGGAACCCGGTATCGATATAAGCATTATCATAGTTCTCTTCAAATGGAAGAAAGACCAAATCTATTGAACCAAGTCTTTCAGTCTACTGGGAGAAATAAAATATGGCTTGGCGATATTACTTATGTGCCAACGAAAAAAGGCGTTTTATATCTGGCTGTATTTTTAGATATATTCTCCAGAAAAATCACAGGCTGGTCCATGGGAAGAAGCATGAAAGATACTCTCGTAATGGAGGCTTTCATGCAGGGATATGGCCGGGAACTTCCGGAAGATGGATTAATTGTTCATACCGATCAAGGTTCACAATATACAAGCGGTAATTTTAGAAGTCTATTGAAACAACATAAAGCCATCCATAGTAATAGCCGAAAAGGGAATCCCTATGATAATGCAATGATGGAGTCTTTCTATCGAACCTTAAAAAGAGAGCTTATTCTGGATGCTAGATTTGAAACACCAGAACAAGCTCAAATGGAAATTTTTAAATATATTGAACTATACTATAATACGAAGCGCATGCATTCTGCACTGGGCTATATTTCTCCTGCACAGTTTGAGCGAGAAAACTCATAAAATCAACTTAACTTTGTGTCTAAAAAATGTTGACAAGTCCAAAAAGATAGATGCATATAAAGCAATCATGAGATATAAAGAGAATCCGTATGATTTAAAAAACGATTTAACTGTCAAAGAATTATATGATGCGTGGTTATCAAAGTACATATCAGATAATAACTTAGATGGTAATAGGCGCAAATCGTATGATGCTGTTTTTAAGTATTGCGGACCAGCTTATAACATCAAAGTCGTTGACTTTTTACCACCTATTATTGAAGAACATATAAAAACTGCCTATAAAATTGGTGAAAAGGGGAACGATGCCGGTAGAAAGATTGCTGCAACTTATATAATAAAAGGCAATATTAAAGCTTTGTATAATCTTCTTTTTGATTATGCTGTCTTCCGACGAATTGTAACAGAAAACTATGCTAGGACGTTTACAACAAACACAAGCAAAGGGGACTGTCAAAAATCCAGAGAGGGCCGGCCATACACTAAAGATGAGCTAGCAATTCTCTGGGATAATAGCGGTGACCTTTTCATTGACATGATTATTGTTCAATGCTACTCTGGCTGGCGTCCAGGTGAGGTCATTATTCTTGCCGTAAATAACATTGATCTAGAAAACAGGACATATACTGGCGGAGTAAAAACTAGCAATGGTATTAATAGAACAGTACCCATTCATCCAAAGGTATTACCAATAATTCAAAAATATTACGATGAAGCCATTGACATAGGAAGGCCTATGTTGTTTGGAAGAACACAAAAATTTCACGGTTCGTATAGATACATTGAAAATTCATTCAGAAACTCTCTGTTGAAGAAAGAATCCGAACTTGGCATTTTGGGTCATGTTCTACATGATGGCAGGCATACTTTTTCAACATTCGCAAAAGAATATGGAGTTGATGAATACGCCAGGAAAAAATTTATGGGACATTCCATAAAAGACCTAACAGATAGAGTTTATACTCACATGGACATTGAATGGTTTAGGACGGAAATAGAGAAGATTTTATAG